AATTTTTTGTCATCAAAATCTGATGCACTGTAGTTAGAATTTGTAATTGCTGTAAAATTATCCATAAGAAGAATATCTCCTGGAGTCATATTATGAGCAGTTGAAAAAGTTATAGTTACGGTCGGTGATCCGTTAGTTGTACTAAACGCATTTGTAAGAGTTGTAGTTGATTCAATAGGATGTATGTCATAAAATATACCTCCAGAAAAAGCATATAAAATTCTGTTTGTTCCTACAATTGCATATTTTCTAGATAAACTATTAATAAAATGATGTAGACCACGTCCTGCACCAGTTAATTCATTTTGATTTGTATTACCTAATTGATTCCAGCCACCAATTTTTTCAGGTGCACCATACCTAAATCTAGTATTATCACAATCTACCCACTGTCCTTCAGCGCCAGTTTCGGAAAGTTGTTTATTAATACCTGGTTGGAATCCAATTTTTTGTAACATATAAAACCTATCTATTGGGTATTATATCAAATTATTACTAAATTCAAACCTTCTATTTATCTAATAGACCCAAGATATGTAAGAATATCTTGTGCCTTTTGTAACGGGTTCAACTTTATGTGGATAAAGAAAATTAGAAGGAAATATTAACAATTCTCCTTTTTTTAATTTAATTTCAGTATCGTCAAACATAATAAATTCTCCACCAGTATAATTATCATTTAAAATACCTAGACAACTTAATACAGGTACTCCTTTTCTTGTGCCATCAAATAAACTATGAATATGATCACAATGTTTGGCCATTTTTTTTGTTTTTGTATATTTGTTAAATCTAAGATTAGAGTACCCAGCCCATTCATTAAACCATTTAAAATTTAAATTATTCATATACTGACCTATTGCAGAATGTAGTTTATTCATTATTATTTTTTTATTAGGTACTTCTTCATTAGTTATTTCTAACTCTTGTTTTCCTGATCTTTTTGTTCTTTTACCTACTCTATTGTTATAAAATAAATGATCTTTCCAAGTAATCTTTTTAAACTGTTTAATTGTATCATTACAAAATTTTTCATCTAAAAACTTTTCAAATTTAATAACGTATCTTGGTAAATTTTTATCCATTTTTCCAAAATTCTAAATTACTATATTTACTAACTACTCTTTTAGGAACTTTAACTTGGTACAAATTTCTTTTTATTTTACCCTCTGTTAAAGTATGCATATTTGCACCAACAAAATCGTCATTATATTTTACACCATTTACTTCAAATTGTTTAATGTTATTAAAATCATGATTGTAATTTTTAATATCATAAAAGTTATATATTCTATCTAATGTTTTTTTAGGGTCAGCTATTAAATCATTGTATTCTACAAATATATAATTTTTAAAATCACTTTTTAACAAGTGTTTAATTGAATATAAAACAGTGTGAACATAACTATTTTTTTCCATTATTATATCTGCTTTTTCTTCAATGCTTTCAAAAATTAATTCTTGTTTATCTTTTTGTTCATACATTCTGTTAATATAAAATAAAGGATTTCTAGTTGATAAGTTTAAATAAGATCCAATAATATCTAATATGTCTCTAACTAAAATAACAATTTTAATTTCATTATTTTTAAAATATTTTTTTAATAATTTTAAATTATAAGGAGTAATCCAATCTCCTCTTTCTATAATATATTCACAATCCCAATCTTTGTAATAACTTGTAAAAGTATTTTCTATTAAATTATCAAAAGAATTTTGATCAGGAAAATTTTTATAAATATTTAATTCTTTTAATCTGTGTAATTTATAAACAACATCTGGTAAAATTGAATGAGCTGTAGTTTTTATTTTTTTATTCTGATTTAATATTGAAGATAAAACAGTATTACCTGCTCTTGGAAAACCTGAAATAAAATATATTTTTTTCATTTTAATATTAATTTTGTTAAATCATTTTCCTTACCAAGTTTACCTTTAACAAAAGTATTAAAAGACAAGCTAATTCTAGTGTTTTCTCCTTTTTTATTTTCTACATAATGTTTAGTATCTGATGGAAATAATATAAGTTCTCCAGTTTTTACAGGGAAAAACCAATTTTTAGAATTAAATACATTAAAATTTTTGGACTGTATTAAAATTGAATCATGTGTATCGTTTACAAAGAAAATTTTGTCATAGTTAACATCTACGTCTAAATATAATACTCCAGAAACAAGACTATTAGAATGTCTATGTTGGTGATGATACTGATTAGGTTTTGTATAATTAATCCATGATTGAGTTATATAAGGTTTTATATTTTCTAAAGGATCAATTATTTTTTTAAAATAATTATCTAAATTTTTTAATATATATTTTTTTAATTTAGAAAAAGGTTTCTTATCTAAAACATAACTATCTATACTAGTTGTATTACCTTCATTAGGTCTAGCCGTTTTTATAAAAAAATTAATTTCTTGTTTTGTAAATTTTCTACCTAAATTAGTTATATAAATAGGAATAGGAAAAATTCCAGATATATTTGCTTGTATTTCTTTCATAAATTTAATTATACTATATCACATAGTATGTAAAATTCAAATTTATTGAGCGTCCCAACTAGAAGTGTTTGCGTTCCAATCATACAAAACACTAGTATTTTGTCCAAGGTGAGCAGTCCATTTTTGATTTTCTTCATCCCAATTTACATAGTAAGGTATGTGATCATCTGAATAGTGTATTGTAGGTTGTGCTATAGGGGGCTCCCACTCATAACGAAGTTTAGCTGCCGTTTTTGGTCCTGTGTATAATGTCCATGAAGGATAAGGTTTTGGTGGTAAAAATCCTTGTAAAGCTTCATCCCAAGTATAACCTATTCCAGGATGATGTAATCTAAAAGCTTTACTTTGATCTGCACTTAAAGTCATAAAATTATTTTCATCTAAAGTATAATGCTCTCCATTGTAAGTTCTATAAGATCCTTGTTTCCAATTTGCATTAGGTTCTTTGTATAAATTTCTTAAAAATTCAATTCCTTTAGACTCTTGTTCAACATTATTTTCATCTAATAAAACAGAATCATGTACAGACTCAACTTGTGTTACAACATTACTATCATTTATTTTTGCAAAACAAGCCATTATGCTGTGTAACTCCCTGAAGATGTGAACGTTAAAATTGTATTTGCACCTGACGTTGTGACTGTAGGTGAACCTGTTACTGTACTAGAATAGTTTGCAGTTGGCACACTTAAAATAACAACACCTTTTCCACCAGCTCCTCCAACGTGACTTGTTGGATTATTAGAATCTGTTCCGGCTCCTCCGCCGCCACCTCCAGTATTAGCTGTTCCTGCTCCTCCTACTCCCCCAGATCCAGAACCATTTTGACCGTCGCCTCCGCCGCCTGAACCTCCAGCGCCTGCTACCATACTTCTAAATGGTGCGGAATTTCTACCTCCACCGCCACCTCCAGCGTATGTTACACTTGAACCTGTTATTGAATCTGCTGAACCATTTCCACCAGCTCCACATTGTGCACTAGAAGGAGACGGTGAACCATTTGCTCCAACGGCACCTTCTCCACCACCACCTCCAGTTGCGTATGAAGTAGATACTGAATTTCCTCCATCATTTCCACCATCAGATCCGGCATCTCCACCTGTAGAGCCTGCACCTCCAGATCCAGCTCCTCCTGCAGATCCTCCACCATCTAAAGCATCACTACTTGGGGCACCGCTTTCATTGTGAGAACCGGCTGATCCACCACCTGTCATTGATACTGTGGTAAAGTCAGCAGATGCAAGAGATGAAGTTCCACCTAAAACTTTTTCTACAACAAAAGGGGTAGGTCTTCCTGGTGCACCATCTCCTACTGTAACTGTAATTGCATTTCCTGCATTTACTGTTTGAGCTGATGTTTTAGTCATAGCTCCGCCGCCGCCTCCGCCTCCGGCGCCAGCTCCTCCTCCTGAATTTCTAGTAGAACCACCACCGCCACCTCCAGCGACAATTAAAAAAGCTATATCGTAAGCAGAAGCTCCTCCACCAGAACCAAATCCTAAAATTTGATAACCAAAAGATTTACCTTTTGATTTATTTTTTTTTGAATTTTTACCTTCAAGGTTTTGAAGAATTTGTATTTTATGATCTCTCATATTTTACTCCTTATGCGTCGTTAGCAGCATTCGTAGTAAAGAATAATTTAATTCCAAGTAATCTTGCATCAGCATTTAAATCATCTGCCGATACGTCTCTTGATACTTGAAAAAAACAATATTCATTTGCACTAGGAGAACCTGCTATTGTTACTGCTCCGCTTTCGGCTGCAACATCTAAATCATTAGATGTTCCACTGTGTGCTTTTGCTGTTGCAACAACTTGTGTTCCAAATGCTGTATTTAAATCTCCACTATCTGCTAATGCTACTGCAGATACTCCCCATGCAGTAGTTCCTGTATCAGTTGATGTTGCTGTAAAAAAAGCTTGAAAAGTTACTGTTCCTGCATTCCATGATTTAGGAAATGCAACAGCAAACTGTGCAAACTCATCAGTACTTTTGTCAAAATCTAAAACTTTTATTTCAGGACCATTGGATAACTCTACTTGATTTGCTTCTGCACCATTTGTAGAATTTGGATACATTGCAACTGCTGGAATCCATATAGTTTCTTTTCCTGCAATTTTAATTGCACCTGTAGCATCTGCAGCATCTACTGCTTTAGCAACTCCAGTTCCATTAGGAGCGATAGTTATATCTCCATCAGCAGCGTCTGTTATAGTAATTGTACCTGAGTTAGTTCCAGAGTTAGTGCTCATTACTAAGTCTGCAGCCCCACCTGTTGTTACTGTAAGTGCACCTGCTCCGTTTGAAGTTAATGTAGCTGCTGCTCCAGAATCTCCAACTTTTACTGTATCACCTGCAAGGACTACATCTCCAGTTCCTTTTGGAGTTATATTAATATCAATATTTGTATCACCACCTGTAGATGAAAGAGTTGGTCCTGCACCTGTTGCAGCATTTGCGATTGTAAATTCATTTACTGCAGAACTTGTAGCTGTAAGTAAAGCTAATTCATTTCCATTTGTATCTAAAATAGAAGTTCCTATTTTAGGTGATGTTAAAGTTTTGTTTGTTAAAGTTTGTGTTCCTGTAAGTGTTACATTTCCAGCAGGTAAAGTATCTATATCTGGGTTAGTTCCATCGTTTCCAGTAGCGAATACAAGAGCATCCCCTTTATCACCTGCAGCAAAAGTAAATGAATCACCACTTCCTGAAGCATATTTAAATTGAACTGTGTAAGAACCTGATGTTGAATTTCTTAAAAAATAAAATGTTTGTACATCTAAAGGAATTGTTACAACTTGGTTTCCAGTAATTGTACCAGTGAACTCAATCATTCTGTGAGATAAAACTGCACCAGTTGATCCATCAGAAACGGATAAAGCTGTAGTATCTGCACCACCAGCTATATCTTGTGTTGTATATCCACCTGAAATTTGTTCTATAATTTGTAAATTAGTATTTGTTTTTGTTCCCCATGTACCGGCGTTTTCACCAGTTGCTTGAAGCTCTATACCTAGAGGTGTGTATGTTGATGCCATAATTTTTTATCTCCTATGCGACGTCACTATAACTTGTATTTGATCCTGTTGCAACATCAGAATACGTATCATTTGATCCTGTTGAAACATCACTATACGAAGTATTGCTTCCAGTTGCAACATCAGAATACGTATCATTTGATCCTGTTGTAACACTTGTATACGATGTATTTGAACCAGTGTCAATATTTGCATAAGCTTGTATTCCTAATATTCCTGTACTTGATGTAATTTCAACTGTTGTTAAGCCTTGTACTACATCTGTTGGTGAAATAGATCCTACAGCAGATGTTGCAGAAACACCTGTTAAACCTACTACATCTGCTGGTAAAATAGATCCTACAGAAGATGTTGCAGATACTCCTGTTATATTTATTAATTCAATAGCTCCTGTTGTAAGTTCTCCAACAGAAATTGTTGCAGATACACCTGTAATTTCACTTGGTCCAAATTCTAAACCTAAAGTACCTAAACTAGATGTTGCAGATAAATTTGTTACTGGTTCAGTGCTAACACCAAACGCTAATCCTAAAGTTCCTAGACTAGATGTTGCTGATTGTCCATCTAAACTTATTGTTGGACTAATTACAAAACTAACACTTCCAACATTTGTTGTAGCTTCTTGACCAGATAATTCATATACAAATTCTAATGTAGGCGCTCCAACACTTGCTGTTGCTTCTCTTCCAACTAAAGAAATAACTTGATTAGGAGATTCACCCCAAGAATTATCTCCCCAAGCATCTCTACCCCAACCAACTAAAGTTCCAACATAAGACATAGTTGGTGTAGCAAAAGTTGCTGATACTCCTGTTACTGGTACACCTATTTCACCATCTATATCAGGACTGCCTACGCTAGCTGTCATAGAGTGATTAGCACCAATCATTTCTAATAGGTATGTAACGCCCATGGTTATAGAACCTGGTGAAGCTGTTGCCTCAATACCTGTTAAGGATACAGTTTCATCTGCGCCTTCTCCCCAATCTGCTTGGTTCCAAGATAATCTTCCCCAACCTGTTTCATTAAATTCTTCTGAAGTACCTAAAGAAGCTGTAAGACCAAAACCTGTTACTGAAATAACTGGATCAAAACTTTCGCCCCATGGCTCACTGCTCCAACCATCTCTGCCCCAACCTTGCGCTGAGTAAGCAACTGCGTCTCCTAAAGATACAGTTGCAGATATTCCTGTTGGAAAAATTATTTCATCGTTAATCTGACCCCAAGAACCATTGTTCCAATCTTCAGCACCAAATCCTGTAGTTAAAACTGTTGAACCTCCCCATTGAGATTGATCCCAAGTGAGTCTGCCCCATCCTGAAGTTACGTCGGGCACAATGACCCTCCTATGCTATACGGATTATTGCGTTAGATGCGTCTGCTGTTGGAAATTGAATTGTAAAAGTTCCACTTGATACTGTTTTGTCACCACCAAAAGCGATAACAGCAACAGCTTTGTCAGATTGTGAATCATTATAGATTAATGCACCATTAGCTGTAAAAGATGCAGAAGTATAACTAACATCTGCAAAATCACAAATTGCAGTTGTTCCAGAAGTTGTTGGAGTTACACTTGTTAAAGTTGCTCCACCTGCAGTGTATGCAGTTCCTGATGAATTAGTAATTTCGTTTGAAGTTCCGTAAGCTGTTGTAGAAGCACCTAAAGATGCATCACTTGTAAACAAAGCTATTTTAAAAGTGTTTCCACTTGTTGCCGTAAAGTTGTGTGTACCAACTAAAATTTCTTGTTTAAAACTTGTACAAATTGCCGATGTTATTGCCATAATTTATCTCCTACGGGTTTGCTGATTTAACTGGTATTCTGACTGCTCCGTCTGTGTAGTCGTCTCTTCGTCTTCTACCAACTTGCTCATTAGCAAACTTCTGTATCTCTTGTTTATATTTATTCTCGTATAATGTCAACATATCTATCGGACCTTTTAAAAATCCATATGTTTCAGAAAGACAGCAATATAATAGCCCATTTGGAAAATTAAGACTAATATAGTTAGTTGTATTATCTGAAGCTAAAGTGGCTGGCATTTTATTATAATGTACTCTAAATTTATATGTTGTATCGGGAACTGGAGCGAGAAACATTCTTCCTGAAGTAGTATCTGTATTACCTGTTGCTCCACCAAACATAGCATAATATTTAGGTTGGCCTCTTTTTGAAGACTCCGTCGAAGATACATATTCTTGTAAATATGTTACATCTTTTTTTTCTAACCAAACATTGGCTCCTGTTACCGCAGATGTAGAATCATAAACTTGTATACCTCTTATAAACAAAGCTCCTGCAGGAGCATTTATTGTTTCTTGTCCTGCAACTAAATTACCTGTTTGTTGGACCCTATCTGCATCAATAGGTATGTCTCTCATTATTCGATATTGAGCGTTTAAAATTATGTTTTCTAAAATAGCAGTTGTTAAAACATTAGAATCTGTTTCTGTATAATTTCTAATGTTTGTAACCAAATCACTATAACTTAATCCAGCCATTATTTTACTCTTCCACCTTTCATAAATGCTCTACCTAATCCACGTTGTGAAATTCCACCACCTCGTAAATATTTTGATCCACCCATTTGTAAATCTCTTGTTTTTTTTTCTTTGTCTTTTTTCTTAAATCCTTCGTGAATTTTTTTACCTATTTCTTTATTTTTTTTAACCTCTGTTCCTGGTTTAATTCTTTTTTGTCGAAAATAAGGAGGACTTCCTAAATCATCTACATTTTGAAAAGGACTACCTTTTTCACCTTTGTAAACATTTTTAAAAATTTTATCTGATTTGCTTCCAGCTTTTCTTAATGCTTGTAATATAATAGCCATTATTCTAATTCCTTTTTATGTTTTCTTAAAATTTTTTGTTGTTTAGCTGTTAGCTCAACAACTTCTTCAATTTCTTTTTTAGGTGTAAATAAACCTTTTATCCAATTTAAAATTTTTTTAATCATGCTTCTATTGTTACAGGCCCAACGGAACAACCGTAGCCTCCTCCTTTTATATTCCCTGTTGTAGCAGTATTTGTATCAACTGTAAAAAAGAAAAAATTACTAGTTATATAATCACTTGATGCATCTCTTGCGTCTGACTTATATTTCCCTGTTCTTATTGTATAACCTGTAGACTTTGCAATATTAGATCCAGCTATACCGTCAAAACTTTGAGGGTTTGAATAAACAAAACCACTTCCTGCAGAAGTAGTAGGTGGTCCTCTAAATCTATACGTTGTGTTATCAGTTAAACCATGACCAGGTGAAAAAACATTTATAACTCCAGAACCTGAAGCATAAGTTTCAAAACCATTTTCAGGAATTCTTACAGTTGTAGCAGGTTCTGTTCTATCTGGTCTAACTTGAAGTAAGGCAATTCCATCTCCACCAATTGGTTTAGGTTCAAGTTGTGGTTGCTTAGGTTCAAATTCTGTATAATGAACAAAAGAACCGTTCCACTCTCTAACCATTTCCCTGTATGGAAATTCTAATCCTGATCTATCTGAGATAGCTTTTGAATGTTTTCCTGTTGCGTACTTAGACATTAATTTCCTAAAGGTTTATCTACATTGCCACTTGCTTTTATAGTTAAAGAAATTATGTCGCTTACATCCATAGCACCTAATAAAGATTTAAAATCTCCAATAGGTAAAGGTTGAACTCCTATTTCTTTAACTGCTCTAACATAATCTTTGTATTGTTCCATATTAAGTTCCTGGGTAATATGCTTTTGGTGTAATAAATGTACTTGAAGCTGAACCATCTTCTGCTAATGCTCTAGCTAATTCATCTTCATAATATAATTTCATTTGTTGAACCAATTGCGGTTGATATTTTTGTGCAAGATAAAAAGCTAAACCTGAAGTCATACAAGGTACAAATCTAAAAGGCACATCTGTTGCATTTGTATAAGCACCTACATCTTCAATTCTTTTTATGTAATAAAAATGCATATCTTTAGATGCATTTGTAGAATCAGGTGTAGGGTAAATGCTAATACTAACATGATCAATAAATCTTTGAACCCAATATTGATTAGGTGTACCTTTAGAAAGTTTATTTGAAAAACCTGCATAAGTAGATCTGTCTACTTTTGTCATAGGTGAATCAGATTGAGTTGTTTGTGTTCTATTAGCTCTTAATTGTGCTTCAAGGACATCGGACATTCCGTATACTCCATTCGGATTAGACGTAGCACTTGTGCCGTCTCCACTTGATCTAAAAAATTTATATTCTGCTTGTCCTTCAATTAAATCAAGATCAAGTTCATCTATTTCCCAATAATGAATACCTCTATTACCCCATTCTTGAAAAAGAATGTTAAGAGATCTTCTCGCTGATTTCATTTGATAACCAGCTACAGAGTTTAACCCAATACGTTCAAAAGCCTCTTCTATTATTTCATCAATAGAAAAAGTTTTGTCGAACGTTTCTGTTCCCGAAGTAGTATTAGCCATTTACAATCCTATTCGTAAACTTTAATCCACTCACAAACAACTGTTCCAGTATCCCCTGCTGTACAAGCTGGTAATACTATATTAACGTCTCCAGTATAACCACTAGCTTTAGTGTTTTTTAAACCACCAAAATCAGAATAATCATACTCCATTTCACCATTTAAACTTTGAAATACAACATCTGTCGTTGCATCCCATTGCATACGTAATGCGTCTGCTGGTGCAGTTACTGAAACGTTACAACTAACTTTATTAAGTCTTACAGTTAGGCAACTTTTGCCTGCTGGGCTTTTTGCTAATTCAGAAACATCAACTATTTTAGTTGTGCCTCCAGAGTTATCAGAAACCACATTGTAGTGAGTGATAAGTTTTTTTGATCCGTCAAATACAGTTGTATTTAATACTGTGTCTGCCATGTTTTTTCCTCCTGTTAAAGAGCGCCTGCATTACCAGGCGCCCCGAGTTAATTTATTTATTACGCTGCAAATACAAACGCACCAGTAGTCTGAGTAGTCTCAGCTGCTAGTTTTGTTGCAATATGCCATGTGCCTTTTTCGTAACAAATGAAAGCTATCTGTCCACCAGTAGTCAACAAGTTTGTTGCTGCGTTAGCTGGTGTGAAAGTTAATTTAGTTTCACCTGCTGCTGAAGTATCAAAAGTTACTTCTGATGAACCTCTTGATTCAATTACTGAACCAGTTGCCCAAACATCAGAACCTGCTGCATCAAAAACTAATGTAGCTGTTCCACCTGTAGTGTCTTTTGATTGACAGTAAACTACTACTGAACCTTGCGCTGCTGCAGGCAAAGTACAAGTTGCAGCTGCTGCACCTGTATAATTTATTACAGAAATAGTATTATCTGCTAAAGTAATACTAGTAGCTGTTGCTACATCTGCAATTGATAAACCAGTTAAGTCAGGCATACCTGAACTCATTCTAGTTGTGAAAGCTCCTGTAGCAGTATTTTTAGTTGCTACTTGGAAACCTTTTTCGGACCTTACCGGTCCATTAAACGTAGTTGAAGCCATAATTATATCCTCCTAGTTTTCCGAACATAGTCTCTAGGCCGTCCACTATACGGGTCTATGTTCTATATTTAATTTGTATAGTAAGTTTTTTATATACTAGTTTTTGATAGAGTGCAAGAGAGCCTACGGTATTTATGCATTTCAGCGATGTAGCTTTTGATTAAGTAGCTACAGAAACTTGTGGAGCAGCGCCTTCAACGCTATTTTTTCTGTGAGCAATTGCTGCTTCTTCCAGCTTGATCTCAGTAATGACTTGTTTAACTTTGTCATCAATTCTGACCATTTCAAGAGTGTATCTACCATTAGACAGATGCTCCTGTTCCCACTTCAACTCCAAGGACCTTTTTTGTTTGTATAGGTCTTGT